AGGTTGATGGAGAATTCCGTTCAACATTAAAGAAAGCTGGATTCTTAACAAGAGACCCAAGAATGAAAGAAAGAAAGAAACCAGGTCTTCGCAAAGCACGTCGTGCACCACAGTTCTCAAAACGATAGTTCAAGACTGTCAGAGAACACAGAAGACCCAAGGAAATTCAACATTCCTTGGGTCTTTTCTTTTTGTCAAAATCTATGAATTTGTATCTAATAGTAACAAGCTAGTAACACACTAGAAACACAAAAAGTGAAGAAATTCAGCGAAAAATATTGACAAATGCTGAATAACTGCTATAATACTTAGTATAAGAGCTGAAGTAATTCAGCGGTGAAAGGATGGATTCAATCATGACAAAAAGAAATATCTTAGCAATAATCAAAGAACATAATGAAAATAAAGACATTAAATGGGAAGTAGTAGAAAATACAAAGAACCTGATAGCAATTACAAATGACTATGATTCTTCAATAAGATTTGAAATCAGATTAAACCAAGGTGAAGAAAAAGACATCAGCATCAAAGATGTAAATGGATGGCAAGAATCAGTTGGTTACCTGCTTTATGGAAATGAATTCTATGATGATTTTTCAGACATTGAAGAAGGAATCAAAATGGCAGTCAAAGCAGTGGTGAAATTCTTCTATTATTACTATTAAGAAATAAGACCTGACACACAGTCAGGTCTTTTCATTTTATATCTTATTTATTGATTCAAGTTTGATTGGAAGTTCCAAGTGTGTATAAACTGTTTCTGTGACACCTTGACCTTTGTGACCAACAATCTTCTTGATGATTCTTTCATCAACACCTGCTTCAGTAAGCAGTGACACACAGGTGTGTCTTGTGTCATGTGGTCTGTGCTGAAGTTTCAGTGAATCCATCAATGGTGTCCAATAGCTGTCATAATAATTTCTATAAAGGAAGTGCTTATCATCAGGTGTGCAAATCAGATATTCACAATTCCTATCAATCCAATATTGGAAGAATGGAACAATCTTTTCTGCAATTGGAACTTCCCTGATTCCTGATTCTGTCTTTGATTCCCTTACATAGAACCATCTTTCATCAAGATGAACATCTTCCTTCTTCAGGTCAAGCAATTCACCAATTCTGACACCTGTATAAATCAGCATCAGAATGACTGAATAATATATATTTGAATCCTTGACCTTCCAAACCATGTCAACCTGCTTCTTGCTGAATGGTTTCCTGTTGTATGCATTTGGGTTTCCTGCCTTGCTGATATCAACATATCTGACCATATCCCTTTTATCAGCAGTCACAATTTCATGCATGACAGCATAATCATACATCAGACCAAACATGATTTTCATCTTCTTCAATGTTGGTGTGTTCTTTCCTGATTCATCAACAGCCTGTTGAAGATGGTCAAGTTTGATTTCCACAAACTTCATGTTATGTAACTTTTCGCATGACCTAAAGGATGCATTATAACCTTTACAGTTAGATTCAGACACCTTTGGAAAATGCACTTCAGACCACTTTTCAAATACTTCAGCAAATGTGATTGTATTATGATGCAGGTCATAAGGGTCTTTGTTATAATCTGCAAGTGCAATCATTGCTTCCTTTCTACTTTCATAATATCCAACAAAAGCATAGATGGGATAAGATTTCTGTTTTTCTTCATCAAATGTCCATCCTGTTGTCTTCCTTGCAACCCAAGGTTTCCTTCTATTTCCTGATAACTTATAAACACTTCCAAAACCATTTGGTAAACGCATAAATAAACACATCCTTTCTTAAAATTGGGTGACTTTAACAAAGGGTTGTGTTATACTTATTTTGGTTAAATTTGTGTATATAGCACAATCCTTTGATAAGACCTGACTACTTCCAATAGTTGGGTCTTATTTTTTTGTTCTTGGTTGTTCGTTGTTCTTGGTGTTCTTGGTTGTATACTACTATATATATTTATATTTTTTCTTAGTCCTTTAGTGTTTCATCTTTATTTTCTTAAAAGTATTATAGATAAAACACCAAGAACACAAAGAACACCTAGAACAGCACGAACTTGATTTCCTTGTAAATATCATAAATCCATCCGATTCCAAACAGTCCAAAGGTTAAGGTGTAAAGAATCCCTAAACCAATTTGACCTGATGCATATCTTTGAACACCTAACCATCCAAGAAATATCGTTGCAATCATCATTCCTTTACTTGTCTTCAGTTCCTTCTTTTCTTTTGGTGGAACATAAACAGCTTCTGAAGATGTTTTGTTTGATGATGACTGTGTATTGACAAAACTGACACCTTTGATTGGTGTATGCATGGTTGTTGTCTTTCTTCCTTTTGAATTTACAGTGATTCTTCCTGCTTTACTTCCAACAGATATTCCAACAGAATTCTTGTTGAAATTTAGATTTACACCTTTTCCCAATTTGATTGTCTTCCTGAATCGCATTGACATATTATCACATCCCTTCTTAGAATTTCTGTCTATTTTCAATGACCCTTCCAATGATTTGAACAGGCTTTTCAATGATGTCCTTGTTGGAAAAGTACATTGGTGCATATGTAGGATTGAAAGATTGAAGAACAATTCCATCATCCTGTTTCAATAGCTTCTTCACACAAGCACTGTCACCATTCACTTGTGCAATCACAATATCACCTGATTCTGCATCAGACTGTTGTTTGACAATTAGAACATCACCTGCTTGCATTCTTGGTGACATGGAATCACCTTTGACCTGAAGACCAAAGAATTCACCTGTCTGTGCAAGTCTGAATGGTATTTCTTCCCAATCCAATACTTCTTCAATAGCTTCAATTGGAATTCCTGCAACTACCTGACCAAGAACAGGAATCCTGCATCCTTTTTCAATCCTTGTTGATTCATCTGATAATGCTTCTGAATTATACTGTGCATCCCACATTGCTTCTTGTTCAGATTTATATTCTGATTCACCTGTCAGATAACTGATTGAAACACCAAAGTAATTTGCAAGTTTGGTCATAGTTGTATTATTTGGTGTGAATGTCTTCCACTTAGATGAAGACCCTGCACCAAGACCTGCTTCCCTTTCTAACTGTCTTTTTGAAATCTTTCTTTCCTTACATAATTGGTTGATTCTGTCTATAAATTCCATAGCAATTCCCCTTTCTTAAAAAAAGTGCAGAATAAATTCAGCGAAAAGTGTTGACAAACTGCTGAAGAACTGCTAATATACATAGTGTCAGGTGCAGAACTAATTCAGCAGACTGATATAAACAAAAGTCGCTTGATGTTTTAAATATATGTTGGTGGTACTTCATATGATAGAACATCTTCAGCAATTTGTCAATATTTTATGCTGAATTTTTACGCACTTGCTGAATAAATTATATAAGAAAGGTAGGTGAAAATGATGTCAGAATTTGAAAAGCAGGTCAGACATGCATTGATTGATAGGGATATGACAATGACAGACCTTGCAAATGAATTGGGAATCACAATTTCTTATGTATCTGATTTACTGAAAGGTAAAAGAACCAATCAGGAACAGCTTCAGAGAATTAAAGAGTTCCTTGAAATCACTGACACAGATGATTATGAAGAATAGAATATCAGTTTCAGAAGTTGCAGAATTGATGAATGTGTCAGAACAGTTCATCAGAATAGGTCTTCAGAAGGGAATCTTCCCTTTTGGTTATGCAGTCAAGATGTCAACACAATGGACTTATTACATCAGTCCACAAAAATTCACAGAACACACAGGAATCACTGTGTCATAGAAAGGAGAACATTATGGAAGGTTATAAAGTTTTTGAACCTGATTGGACATGCAGGGGATTTCAATATGAAGTAGGAAAGACATTTGAAGAAGATGTCACACCTTCTTGTTGTAACAGAGGATTTCATTTTTGTAAAGAATTAAAGGACTGCTTCAATTATTATCCATTCAATCCTGATAACAAAGTTGCAAAGGTCATGGCATTGGGTGAAATTGATGAAGAATCAGATGACAGCAAATGTTGCACTAATAAGATTCAGATTGTTGAAGAAATCAGTTGGGAAGATGTTTTAAGAATGGTCAACCTTGGAAAAGGAAATGCAGGTCTTTGCAACAGCGGTAATCGCAACAGCGGTGATTGGAACAGCGGTAATCGCAACAGCGGTAATCGCAACAGCGGTAATCGCAACAGCGGTGATTGGAACAGCGGTAATCGCAACAGCGGTAATCGCAACAGCGGTAATCGCAACAGCGGTAATTGCAACAGCGGTGATCGCAACAGCGGTGATTGCAACAGCGGTGATCGCAACAGCGGTGATTGCAACAGCGGTGATTGGAACAGCGGTGATTGGAACAAGACTAACTTTTCCAATGGATGCTTCAACACAGAAGAACCAAAAATCTTCTTATTCAATAAACCTTCAGATTGGACTTATCGTGATTGGTTAAATTCAGATGCAAGATATCTGTTGAATCAGATTCCAAGAAATGTTGTTGATTGGATTTGGTCAGATAACATGACTGATGAAGAAAAAGAACAGCATCCTGAATATGAAGTTGTTGGTGGTTATTTAAAGATTCTTAATGAATCAGAGTGTGGACAGTTATGGTGGGATTCACTTTCTGAAAGATACAAAAACATCATCAAAGCAATGCCAAACTTTGACAAAGAAATCTTTGAAGATGTAACAGGCATCAAAATATGATTTCCCTGTTTCCACATCAGCAAGAAGCATTGCAGGAAACAAAGGACTTTGACAACATTGCAGTTTATCATGACATGGGTCTTGGGAAGACATTCACAGGGTCAGAAATGATGAAAAGATTTGGATGTAAGGTGAATCTGATTGTGTGTCAGAAATCAAAGGTTCAGGATTGGGTGGAACACTTCACAGATAACTATCAGATGCAGGTGTTTGACCTTACTAATAAGAAACAGCTTGGTGAATATCATGGACTGTCACAAGGACAAAGATTCTTCATAGTTGGTGTTATAAATTATGAACTTGCTTGGAGAAGAAAAGAATTACTTGACTTATATGATTTCACATTGATGCTTGATGAATCATCTTTGATACAGAATCAGAAAGCAAAGCAGACAAAATTCATCCTGAAGATGAAACCTGCACATGTGATTCTTCTTTCAGGAACACCTGTTGGTGGTAAATATGAAAATCTATGGACACAAGTCCACCTGCTAGGTTGGAAGATTTCAGAAGACTTGTATAACAGGCAATATGTGAATTGGACAACAATTGATTCAGGTGGTTTTCAACACAAGATTGTGGACAAAGAAGACCCATATAAAAACATTGATAGGTTAAAATCCAAAATGCGTGAACATGGTGCAATATTCAAAAAGACTGAAGAATGTTATGAATTACCTGAACAGGTATTCACACACATCAGATTGAAAGCACCTAAAGAGTATTGGAAGTTTCAGAAGGATTGCATTGTAACAATAGAAGGTCAGGAATTAGTTGGTGATACATCATTGACAAAATTGCTTTATAGCAGACAGATATGCAGTCAATTCAATCAGAATAAGTTGGATGCATTCAGGGACTTGGTTGAATCCACACAGGAAAGATTGATTGTATTCTATTCATTCAATGATGAACTATGGAACATGAAGAAGATATGTCAGGAACTTGACAGACCAATTTCAGAAATCAATGGACACACCAAAGACCTGACAGCCTATGAACAGGAATCAAACAGTGTGACCTTATGTCAGTATCAATCAGCATCCAAAGGACTGAATCTTCAGAAGTGCAACAGAATTATTTATTTTTCACTTCCATTGTCATCAGAAGATTTTGAACAGTCCAAGAAAAGGATTCACAGGATTGGTCAGGAAAAGACATGTTTCTATTATCTGATGATTTGCAGGGGGACAGTTGATGAACAAATCTTGCACACATTAGAAGAAAGGAAGGATTTCACAGATGAATTGTTCAAAGAAGATGAAAAGAAAAATTCATAATTTTGTAATCAAAGCCTTGACTGCATTGAATGCGTTTTCGCTGATTTATTGGATATGTTGGATTGACTGCATTATTAGTTGGCAACCATATGTCATCATGTTGGTTAATTTCACATGGATATGTCTTGTATTGTATGCAAATGGTTGGGTGACTGACACAGAACCATATTATAAAAGATTAGAAAAGGAAGGTGAATATTATGATGAAATGTAAAATCACAATGGAAGAAAACAGAGAATGTCAGAATTGCTGTTTCTTCTGTGATAAGAAAGATACTTGTGAAGATGTTTGTGGTGAAATGGAAGAAAAATGTGAAGAACAGATTGAAGAAACTGACCTTCAGGTGATTCAGTCAGCAGTTCCTGATGTATTAAAAGCAATCACAGACATTACAGTTCAGAAAAAGAAATTGGATGAACAGGAAAAGGTTATGAAGAAGAAGTTGCAGGAAGCAATGGAAACTTATGGTGTGAAGTCATTTGAAACACCTGAAGTCAAATTCTTGTATGTAGCATCTACAACAAGAACAACCATTGATTCCAAGAAGCTGAAAGCAGACCATCCTGATATTGCTGAAGCATATTCAAAGACTTCTAAAGTAAGTGCATCAGTAAGAATTACAGTGAAGTAGGTGAACAAATGGCATCAGAAAAGAATTTTGAAAACAGAATCAAGTCTTTCCTGAAATCGAATAACTGCTATTTCATTAAATATTGGGGCGGTGGTGAATTCACCAAAGCAGGTGTTCCTGATATCCTTGCATGTTGCAATGGAAGATTCCTTGGGATTGAAGTCAAGGCAAAGAATGGAAAACCTTCACCACTTCAGATTCACAACCTGAAGAAGATTGATGAAGCAGGTGGATATGGAATTCTTCTTTATCCTGACCATTTTGAATTGTTCAAGAACTTCATTGACTGCTTGAAGGTGAATGATGCAAACACTGCATACAATTATGATTTATTGAAAAGAAGGTGGTCAGATGGATAATTTTCATTTTTCAACAGCAGAATGTTTTGAAAATTGTCCTGCAAGATTTGGTTTCAGATACAGACAGAACATTGAAGTGCTTTCAACAGATGACCCTGCAAATCCATTGATTCTTGGAACAGCAATTCACAGGGGCATGGAAAAGGATATGGAAACAGCTATTCAGGAATACAAAGATTCATATCCTATCATCACAGATGCACACATCAATGAAATCATCAAACTTGAATATTGGATTCCAAGAATGAAAGAACTTCTTCCTGAAGGATTTCATGAAGTCAATTTCAAGAATGATGTTTATGAAGGAACAGCAGACTTGATTGTTCCATGTACCAAGCATGATGCAGGTCTTCCACATGGTCAGTTTGATTTATATGATTTCAAGTATTCAAACAACATTGACCACTATA